GGAGATCGTGGAAGAACATTGGCTAGTTGCCAAGCAGTTGAAGGAAATCCACCAGAAGCTAGAACAGGGGATAGCCATCGTGCTAGTGCAGAAGCCACAGAACAGGGATACGGGGGTGGGCGGCGAAAAGGGGCTGGCGAAGCCGAACCTATATGTGGCGATTGACCACGGGCGGGCAAAGCTGGTCAAGGTCAAGTCGTGGAAGGGGGAGAACAATCCGAACAAACACATTATTGATTTCAAGTTGGTACACGGCTGGAAGTTCGTGACGCAGAACGAATGGCATAGCGAGGAGGCGGGCGAGGCGGCAGACGGGGCTTTGGGCAAAACGGGATTCAAACTTAGGAGGTGATGAGATGTTGACGTTTTTACTAGGGATGACGGCAGGGGCGGTGATCTTTACGGCGGTGGTTTACTTCGGGACCAAGGAGGTGCGGAAGGGAAACGCGGAGAAACCGGCCACTCGGGAATACTGGGAATGGCGGGTCGGGATCAGGCTCGGGGTGCTAGAGGATACCCTAGAACTCCTGCGAAAGCGCACGGACATATCCCTGACGTACTCCGATGCCTGTATTGCGGCGCACGAAGCGGAGTTCCACGCGCCGAAACCGGAGAAGCCCGACAAAAAGAAGAAGTAATGCCCGCATACGCCATTCGCTGTAAGTTCTGCCGGGAGGATGCCGAGGTTTGGCGGCACTCGTACAGCGCGGTAGAGAAGGCGTTGCTCGAATGGGAGTGTCCGAAGTGCGGGTGCAAGGGGTACGAGAAGGTCCCGGCGCGGACAAACTGGACGTGGGGCGAGTCCATGAAGGAGAAGCAGTGAGCGAAAAACCAAAGACGTTTGAGGAAATATCCAAAGACCCTGTTGGGACTATCTGTTACGAATCAATGGAGCGGGGAGGGCGATGACCGACGAAAGGTTTGAGCTGAAACGGGTTCGCAAAGAACTCGGCTACAGTCAGGCCCTTTTAGCCGAAATGCTGGGCATTTCCAAGCAATATCTGTCCTTAATGGAAAACGGGCGTAAACCATTGAATGACAAGGCTTTAATGCTGGTCCGCGATATCAAGGACAGAAAACGTGGCTATACCCCTACGCACCCCCCGGAAAACGGCAAAAAGGTTGACAACGAACCGTTGAAAACAAAGGAGAAACGGGCGCGTTTTTCCGTGAAAATGAAGGTCCGCGACTTTTCTGACGTCCCGAAACGGACCTCATCGTGGGAACGGTGGTGGTTCAAGGAAAAGCACCCCCGGTGCGTGGCTTGCTCCAACGAGTGCAAGCAGTCGGGGTGCGTAGTTTTGACCTGCCCGCAATTCATCGGGCCACAGGAGTAAATGGCTATGGAATTTTACCATCGCAAATTTTTGGAGGATTTATGAAAGCACCTGTAAATAGTATGAGGTTGGCCGAGATCAAGTCCCTGTACAACTGGCGGTGCGCGGCGCACAGCATGGACGGCATCAGCCATTACCCCTGCTTCATCAAGGAAAAGCCGCAGGACATGGGGTTCCGCGAGAAGGTGGGGATATTTGACCTAGAGACCTCGAACCTTGCCGCTGATTTTGGGTACATCTTCTCTTACGCCATCCTAGATGACGACACGGACAAGGTGTACGGGCGAGTGCTGCGCCCGCAGGAAATCAGGTCAGGCCAGTTCGACAAGAACCTAGTGGCCGAGATGTGCCGCGACCTGAAGAGGTTTAATAGGGTCGTCGTCCATTACGGCGGGGACAGGCGGTTCGACTGCCCGTTTGCTAGGACTCGCGCCATAAAGTACGGTTGCGACTTCCCTCTCTACAAGGACATCTGGGTTAGCGATACGTGGCTCATGTCCAAGAACAAGTTGAAGCTCCGGTCCAATCGTCTGGCGGTTATCTGCGAGTTCTTTGGCATCGAGGCCAAGACGCACCCGCTCACACCGGATGTCTGGCAGAGGGCGTCCACCGGGAACCCGAAGGACTTAGACTTTATTTTCGTCCATAACCTTGAGGACGTGGTGTCCACCAAGAAGGTTTTCCATCTTCTTGAGGGGTATGTCAATAAGGCCAAAACAAGCATTTGAGGACAACGATGGCATACGAAAACGCAACCGAATGGACTAGGGCGCACGTGGATCGCGTCAAGGAAATCAAAAGAGAATGGAATAAGCGACACCCAGAACAAAAGAAAGCGATTTCGCGGAAGTATCAGGCAAGGCCAGAGATTAAGGCCCGCGGGAAGGAATATCAGGCTATTTACAGACAAATTATTAGAGCCGAAGTTCTTGAGTCCTACGGCGGGAAGTGCGAATGTTGCGGGGAAACCGAAAAGGACTTCCTTGGTATGGACCACATCAATGGTGGTGGGCGCGAAGACCTCAAGCGACTTGGCAAGGGGTGGGGATATTCCTTCTACCTTTATCTGAAAAAAGAACACCCAGACCACGTGCGCGTCCTTTGCCACAACTGTAATTTTGCGCGGGGGCACTACGGAACCTGCCCCCACGAAAGGAGCATCTAATGAGCGACCCCATCAACAGCCCGGAACACTACACGGCGGGGGGCATGGAGGTCATTGACATCCTGCGGGCCAAGTTGCCTCCCGCACAGTTTGAGGGACATCTTCGGGGCTGTGTCATCAAGTACCTGTTCCGGTACGACAAGAAGGGTGACCCTTATGCGGACTTGCGGAAGGCGGCGACGTACCTTGCGTGGCTTAGAGAATTTTGGGAGACGGGGACCATTACCGTAATCAAGGAGGGAACATGACGACAATCAGACTGCTTTACTTGGCGGCGGACATCGTACAGTTCTGCGCCGGGGCGTGGGTCATCTGGAAGGGCGCAGACCTTATGTGCCGCCGCTACGACAGGACGCACCTAGAGTACCATTCGGGCCTCATCCTGACCGTCCTCGGGGCCATCATTCTGCTCATGCTTAGGAGGGCGATGTGATTATCTATATCACCCGCGATGAAAACCTGAACTATGCCGTCTCCAACCTGTACGAGGACGGCGCGTTCTTTGAGGTTGAGGCCGAGATGCCGGACGACGAGTACGAGAAGATGCAGGCCGCGGACAAGGCATACTGGGAACTGCAGGAAAAAATAGAGAAACTGTACAAGGGGTCTCCCCGGAGAGACAAGAGATGAGCGAGTACAGAATATCAATAGTTCGGGGCGACAACGGGTATCTGTTGGAGTATGAGGACGAGAACGAGGACGGTTCGCCGCGCACCATATTCGAGGTCATACAGGACGGCCCTGACGACAATGCCGATACGGGCGAACTCAAGTCGGGCGAGGAACTACTGTGGTGGGTGATGGACTACTTTGGGTTCGGCGGCAGTAAACATGACGCCGAAAGGATACGTATCGTCCGCGTCAAGCGCGAGGAAGAAGAATGAGTGTCGCCAAGAAGCCCAGCCGGATAAATCCAAAATGGATTTGCCGAGATTGCGGAGGACAAACCCGCGACCCCAGGTCTGTCCGATGTAAGCCATGTGACAGCAAGGCAAAAAAGACTAGGAGGTATTGTCTCGATTGCGGAAAGGAGATATTGAGCAACAAGGCAAAAACTAAACGATGTGGCCCATGCGCCGGTAAGGAACGGTGGTGGAGGCCAGGATTTAGGAAACGCATGGAAGCCGTTATGGAGTCTAAGGCGTATGTTGAAAACCAACAGGCCAAACACAAGAAATCCAAATACAAAATCCTGCTGAGAAAACTCAGGGAACACAAGAGATACGCCCAATGGAAGAACGATGTCCTTCTGGCCTGTTTCGGGTCTCTCGATTCCGCTCCTCCAAACATTCAGGTCCACCACAAGATTCATGTGGCCCACATTCTAAAAGAGAATAACGTCAATACAATCGAAGAAGCCCTGTTGTGTCCCGCCGTGTGGGACATTGATAACGGACAGCCGCTTTTTAGGAATGAACATTTAGTGCTACACCAAATTGAGCGGAGGAAAACACCCCCGTCTCCCGAGTTCCTTAAATGGGTGACGGCCTTCGTTAAGAGAAATCGAGGTCGGGCAATAGACCTAGAACCGTGTAGGCGGGCGGTTTCGCTGTCCAAGGAGAGGCCATGACAACCGTAAACGACCTGACCGGGCCGTACGTCGTGCGGTACGCCTATGAGTAAGATACTGCGCAACGCGGCACGGTGTAAAAAGTGCGGGGAAACCATTGAGAGCAAGTACCGGCACGACTTCGTGACCTGCAAGTGCGGCGCGATCTCCGTGGACGGGGGGCGGGAATACCTGCGGCGCGTAGGAAACATTGAGGACATGGAAGACATGAGCGAGGTTGAAGATGCGGCAAAGTAAGCGGTGGTTTCTTTCCTTTGTTGAAGAGGCGGTTCTGAACCCCGACCCTAAGTACGATGGGTTTATCGGGGGGCGCGTGGAAGTCACCGGGACCGGGAGCGATTACCCCGACGAGGAGATACGGTTTCTGACTTCGCGCCTAAGCGACCTGTACCGGATACGGGACGAGTTCGACCTGAAAGAGGTCGGCGCGAAAGACCTCGACCGTTTGCGGCGCGACTTACGGCCCCATCAGAGGATGATGCGGCCTATGAGCGCATCCGCGCTCTCCTCTCTGCCCTGCCCGACGAGGAGGAATGATGGGGACCATGATTTGCTCTAAATGTGGACGAGCAGGAATTTATTGGGAAAACTTGGCCGGGCTTTCTCCCTACACGGTTTGCCCTCATTGCAAGGGTCGCCGAGACCCAATTCCCGAAGAACCAGAACCGGACGATGAGGAAGAAGCCCCGCCCGCCGCGCTACCCGATGGAGGTGCAGAATGAGCGAAGGCAAGTTCGACGCGGCAGGGAGGAAAAGGCGATGATTATCTGCGGCGATTGCCTGTCCGTCATGGCTGGCATGGAGGCCAACTCCATTGACGCTATCGTGACGGACCCGCCGTATGGGCTTGAGTTCATGGGGAAGGAATGGGATAAGTGTGTTCCCGACCGTGGCCGACATTCTGGGACTGAGCGCAAGATGTTTGGTGACTTTGCCGCCAAGAATATGCATAACCTCCCCAATCTCCATCAGGTCAAGAACCTCAAATGCGTCAAGTGTGGCGTCTATAAGTTCGACCATCCCAGAAAGAATGAACGGCAAGCGACCTGTCGGCATGAATGGGGCAGTCGTCACATGGGGAACGAACAACAGCAATGGCACTATGCCTGGGCCGTCGAAGCCCTGCGGGTAGCCAAGCCTGGGTGTCATTTACTCGCGTTTGGAGGCGCGAGGACGAGCCATAGACTCACGTGCGCAATCGAAGATGCGGGTTGGGAAATCCGCGATTGCCTCATGTGGGTTTACGGCTCGGGCTAGGCTTCCCTAAAAGCCATAATCTCAAGGGTGAGCACGAGGGATGGGGCACAGCCCTGAAGCCAGCCTGGGAGCCAATCATCCTGGCCCGGAAGCCGCTTGAGGGGACGGTAGCCGCGAACGTGCAGAAGTGGGGTTGCGGCAGTATCAATATCGATGGGTGCAGGGTGGGGGCTGGCGGCGGCGGGAGTTGGAAAATAGGTGAACACGTCCCCTTCCATTATGGGGCGAACGGGGGCCGCTGGCCAGCAAACCTGCTAACGGACGGGAGCGAGGAAGTGCTGGAGCTGTTCCCGGAATCTGCTGGTGGGGCCGCTCAAATAAAGAGGCGTAGTGGGATGGGTTATCACGGTGGGGCAAGGGGAGATGTCCACGAAGAAAGGATAAACTACCCAAAAGGCTCCGGTAGTGCCGCCCGCTTCTTCAAGTCCTGCCCGATAACAGACATGGACAGACGGCTGGTATATTGCGCGAAGGCAAGCCGGGCCGAAAGGACTTGCGGTGGGGCCATCGTTAACGGGCATCCGACTATTAAGCCCCTTGCCCTCATGCGCTATCTATGCCGCCTCGTAACGCCGCCCGGCGGGACCGTCCTCGACCCGTTCATGGGAAGCGGCACGACTGGCATGGCCGCAAAGCAAGAGGGGTTCGAGTTCATCGGGATTGAGAAAGAGAAAGAGTACGTCGAGATTGCGGAGAGAAGGATATGGAGTATTAGATGAGAAAGACAATCGCTCTGATGGTACTGGCCCTCGCCCTAACGTCGTGTGCGATGGTCAACAAGAGCCTCGACAGGTTCATCGGCGCGGACTCTAACGACGTCCGCATTGAGTGGGGTACGCCGCATGAGGTACTGCCCGACGGGGCGGGAGGAGAGGTCTGGATTTACCGGGGGTCTGGGATGGGGTACTATGTCCCGCCGACGGCGGTGACTACCTTCCAGGGCAACGTAGCGGTCACTACGTTCACGCCCGAGATTTTGGCGGGCATCCCGTCCTACCGCGTGTTCTACGTCAGGGACGGGCGCGTGTACAGGTATGCGTGGCGCGGACTCGTGTACTAGGCCGTCAGCCGCGCCAACTCTCGCTCTAGCCTAGCCACCTCGTCGTCCTCGTCCTTCGGCTTGAACTCTTTCTTTATCTCCACCGGGGCCGTGTTCCATGGGCAGGTCGCGCCGAAGTACTCCTTGTACATGAAGGGTATCAGGTCAAACAATAGAACGTACTGCTCGGGGTCTAAATGAATCCGCGCAAAGGGCCACTTGCCCCCGGCGTATGCGTACCGCCACTCAACGTCGGCGTGGCGCGTGGACCGATAAACGCTGATGAACCATATCTTCTTCCACGTCTGGATGGGGGAATCGCCGCCCCTAGACTTCCGCTTGCGTACCCTTGACCCCTCATCCTTATAGGCGAATATCCCCGTCTTCCCGTCGTCGCTCTCTATGAGGTGCCCCGCGATCCCGTACAGCGTGATTGGCTTAATGTCCCGCAACTTAGTTGCTCCTAAACAGTTTAACTTAATAGCCGGTAATCGGGTCGCGGCCGTCTTGTATTTCCTGCCGCGCCCGTAGCCCGAACTCGGCCAGCGGGTCGGCATCCTTGACCTTGGGGTGGCGCGACCACCGCGCCTTGTTCAGTTTCCCTAGCGCGTCAAGCAAGTCCACCGTCATCCCGTTGGGGTAGGACACCCACTCGCCAATGAGTTCCTTCATGTTCCGGTGGATGTATATCTCCCCGTTCGCGCCGGGCGGGATAAGGCTCTGTATGTCGTCGTCCTTTGCCCCCTTCGACGTTACGATGGAATGGGGGAAGATCGGCATGGTCTTGTGCCGCTTACTGCGCTCCTCTAGGATGGTGCTGTACATGAACTGGCCTGGGCCTATCGTGTCGATGGACCAGGTGCGTGGCTTGAACTCGTCGTTCACCCGGAACAGTTCCTCAAGGAAAACGCTCGGGTGTTTCATCTTCTTGGCCTCGGTGAACACCACGAACTTCTTGATGGACGTGCGGGGTTGCCCGCCGATCAGGATGACGTTCCGCGACCCCTTCTTCAGCATCTTCGTTTCCGCGAACCCGCCGGGGTCTATGCACCCGAATAGGGGGATGTCCTTCAGCGCGAACTTCTCGCCGTCAGAACCGTCCTCTTTTTCGGACACTATGACCCGCCCCTTGTCCGAGTCCTCCCAATGGTAGTACCTGAGCCACGACCTGTCGAACTTGTTTAACGCGCTCGACGCCTGCGGGTTGTTCTGGTGCTGAGAGTAGAAGACCATTTCCTTCTCGGGGTTGGCCTTCATGTCCACGTAGTGCTTCGTGGACCAGACCTCGGGCCAGTTGCTTTCCCCCGGCTCGGCGTCCTCGCGCTGTACATAATGGATACTTCCCCTGTCCACCAGCCCCTCGTCCTTCAGCGCGGGTACAATGCGCCACTCGTACTCGGCGTAGTTCTCCTGTACGTAATGCCCGAAGTCCCCGTTCCCCCAATGTGTACCCACAATGCGGACGATACTTGGCTTGGGTTTGCCCCGGTCAGGCTCGACAAGCAACTCCTCGACGTTATCGAACCATCTCATCGCGTCCTCCAGGACGCTCCCGCTCTCCATCCCCTTCTCTCCAACGATGTCGTCCCCCGAGATGATATCGTAATGCCCGCCCTGAGAGGCCCCGCGTACCCCCACGCACGTGAACGTGGCCTCGGGGTACACCCCTTGCCGGGGCAGTAAACACTTGTCCCCGGACCACGTATAGGTCTTGGTGTACGCCCTATCGACGGCAGTAAGTTCGGGGTAAATCCACCTGAGCAGGCGGTTCGTGAGGATTTGAGACTCCATCCATCGGAGCCACGTAGATACCGTGTCTATCTTCTCGGACGGCAGGAGTATGCGTACCTCATTGTTAAGTAGGTACTCGCGGACGTTGCCCCACTCGGTCAGGCAGGTGGTCTTGCGCCACCCTCGGGGCCAGAACGTCGCGGCACGGTCGTTCTTGTGGTTCTGCCACCACTCAAAAATCGGACGATGTATCTCCGGGGAGACATCCCCGCCCGCCTTTCTTACGGACCCGCCGATGCACTTGACGAAGAAATACAGGGACGAGTCGCATCCCTTCCGGTATTTAAGCCAAGTGGCCTTTTGGTCTTCCTCTAGTTGTTCAAAGAAAGTTCGTATAAGTTCTTTTCGGTTGTATGGCAAGACTTCCTCATTTTTTCTTTAGTATAATTTGCCATTAAGACATCTCTTCTAGGAGGCCCTCAAGTTCTTGCTTGTTAGCGTCCGCTACGGGGGGCGCGTCAAGCCGAACCTTGGCCTTGTTCAGTTGTTGCGGCGAGGACTTCTCCGTGAGTGCGCCGAGCATTGCGGCCAGATTTCTGACCGCTGTATTCCTTTCGCGTGGGGACGCCTCGGGGTCGTCCCGTATCTCGGCAGACACCCGAAGGCAAGCGTCTAGTTCGTGGAAGTGCCTCTCGCGCCACTCCCCGAGAATCTTGTTGTCGGACGGTTTAGGCTCGGTCATTGGTCCTCGGCCTTCGTGCCGTGGCGGCGGCGGCGACGGCGGCGGCACTCGCGGCGGCTGACGCGGCACCGGCAACCGCTACCGACAACCCCTTGATGTCGTCAAATATCTTCTGGTGGTCCGTCCGGTTCTCCCCGTGAAGCGTTACGATCTCTTGCGCCAGCACGGCGTGAAGCGGGCACGCCTTCCCGTTCCCGTTATTCTTCCGGGCATCTGTAAATAGTTTCGCCCATGCCGTAAAGTTCCCGACCCCTATGACAATGGCCGTAATTTCACCAGTGGATAGCGACATTTACTTCCCCTTTATCAACAGGAATGTCGTGGCCCCCACAAGAGCAACGAGAGCCACATTTTTGACGGACGCTTTGAGTTTCACCATCCGGTATTTCCCCTCAAGGGTTGAAAGTAACGTCTCCCCGGAGAGACGGAGGGTGCGCTCACCCTCAAACTTGGCCTTCCATGCGTCCGATATCGCAACCTGTGCATCGTACTTACCTGCCCAGGCCGTAATCTGTTTATCCTTCTCTACTACCACGCCCTCCAAAAGGCTGTACTTCCCGCCCCACGTAACGTCCAGTTCATGTAACTTGAACTGGCACTCGGCAGACAGGTTCGCCCACGTCCCCCGAATCTCGGTCAACTCCCTGTCGCGCTGACCAATCTCGTTGGTCATATGACCTATCACTTGTTCAGAAGTGTAGAGTTTTTTGTCCAACTCCGCTATCGCCTTCTCCTTGGCGGCTATCAGGGAATCCTTCAGGATGGCGTCGGCGTCATATGCCTTGCGCATCTGTTCGTATTGCCCGACGAGGCGCGAGTACTTGTCGGTTATCTTACAGGCGCGGGACATAGAGATAATCCCCCAGCAGAGGACTATCCCCACTATGAGATGGGGCAGGTACTTCTTCATTGTTCACCCCCGTTGAACTTGGCCGACTTCTGTGCGAGGCGTTTTGTAATATACGCGCCGAAAATCAAGCCGACCGTCGGCGCGAACACCCCATAGGGCGCGGCGGGAAAGTACGCAGTAAACACCATTCCGCACAATAACGATGCCAATGTTAGTATGTAAGCATGAGTAGATGTGATGTGGAGTTTCATCTTAGTACACCCTTGTCTTTGGCTTGGCCGGGGGCGCGGGCGGGCGCGGCTGGTACGTCTGAAGTCCCGCGCCGAACGCCCCGAGGAAGCCGAGCGGGAGCAACGACTGGTCATCCTTATAGATGTCCATGAAGTCCTGAATGACCATCGGGATAAACCGCTGTGCGATCTCCGGCCCGATGGCGAACTTATCACCTATCCAGTTCTGCCCCTTGAACAGTCCGGTGGCGAATGAGAATACCGGGGCTTCCTTGGCCTCTGCAAATCGGAGCAGGATGTCCATGCTCGTCGTAGGCTTGTACCCCTCACCGAGTTTAATGACCTTGCCCGTTGTGGTGCTTGTGACTTTCTGCGTGATTAACTGAGAGGCCAAGCGAACGTACTGCGAGAAGCCGCCGAACAAGTCAATTCGAGTATTGCCAACCTTGATTTTCCCGAAGTCCGCGCTCGTAGGATTAACCCCGACCTCAAGCCCCGCTAACTTAGACAGGCCGACCACCGTCCCCGCATATCCCGCAAAGGCGGCGAGGTTGGTTAGGGCCTCCCTTCTAATAATGGGGTCTGCCTTGATATAGAACTTGGGGTGTATCACATTGAGGCGAGAGGCCATGAGTTTCGGGGAGAAGAACGCGGCGTTGAGTTCCTTGGAGATACGCTCAAGTCGCCCCAAGTCCCCGCGCCCAGTCTGCATATTAACGAGTTCGGCCATGCGCTTGGCAAGTAGCGGTTCCTCCCACGGGTTGCGTCCCGTCCTCTGGGCCGTCTTAACAAGGGCATCAAAGGCGTCTGCCCTGAGTTTCGTGGCAAACGTCGTGTACGCTCGGCTCGACGCCTTGACGACGGCCCCGGCCAGAGGAACCTTCTCTGCTATGCCTGACTGGAACGGCTCCTCTTTCCCGATAACGTCAAGCCCGGCCTCTCGCATGAGGGGATAGGTCTCCCGGTTGCGGACCTCATCGAACACGGCCTTCGATGCCTTGTCGCTTGCGAACCATTGAAACTGCTTAGGGAAATCTTTCCAGAACTTCACCGGGTGGCGCGACATATAGTAGATGCCCTGCCTAAGTCCGAACGAAAGGTCAGCAGACGTGGCAAAAGCGCGAGGCACATTCAGCAGGTCAACTCCGATGTCCTTGGCCCGTGTCCACCACGGCTGTTTGCCAATAACGTCGCTTACAATCTCTGGCCCGAACACGTCCTTGAGCAGGGAGAGTTCCTTCGGTTGCGGGATTCCCGCACCCTTCTCCCCGAGCATCTTGGCGAGCCCGTTCTTGGCCGAAATCTTGTCAAACCCTAGAACCTTGGGGCTGTCCTCGACGTACTGGAATAGGGAATCTATGTGTTCCTGCGTCAGTTTAAGAGGCTCAAAATCGACTCGCTCCAATGACCCCCCAAGGGCCTTCATCTGCGCCTCGTACCCGGCCTTGCCCCCAATCTTCTGGCCCTCTTGCATGGCCTGCCCGAGTCGCCTCTTGCGCTCGATGCTGTACAGGTTCTTCTGTTTCGGGGTCAGTCGGTTTGCCGACTTGATGGCGTCAAAGAACTCCCGCACCATCGGGGGTTGGTCTGCCGCCTCGGGCGGCGGGGCCACAACGGGCATCTTCCGTGCGCCTTCCTGCGCCGGGACCACCTCGGGGTTCTTCCGGGCGCGGAACGCATCAGCCCGGCTGATGGGACGGCCCTCGTTGTCAACGAACTCTATCCCTAGCCCCTTGACCTCGCCGGGACCGGGCTTGCGGGCCGCCAAGGCTTTCTTTGCCCCGACAACGCCTTGGTCGGCCATCTTCGTAAGCGTGTCCATCGGCATCTTCATAAAGACCGGCGGGATGTCTGTTGGTACTGCGCCCTTCGGAGGCGCGAACTCTCCGGGGATACCGGATGGTTCTACTATTTGCGCGGGCTTGGCTACCGTCGTGTCTATGCCCCTTGACTTCATCCACGCCGACTCCCATTGTTCCATGGGGAGCGATGGGTCTATGCCGTTTCGTTTCAATTCGGCGTTGCGGAGGGCCGAACGTTCTTCACCCGTGAGTGTCCTTTTAAGTTGCCTCTCTTTTATCAGGGCGTCCGTTGTCCACGTAGCGTCAATCTGGTCTATCGCTTCTTTGTACCGGGGGTCGAATGGCCTTACCTCACCCGTAGGGGTACTCTTGGGTTGTTGCGCGGGCTTGGCTAGCGTTGTGTCTATGATTCGGCCACCCTCGCCAAGCGCCTTGGCTCCTGATTGTGCGGTTGCTTTAGCGACGGTATCGTTGGCCCATTGCATCATAAGCGTATAGCCACGCTCTATCCCCTCTAGGCCCTCGATAGTGTCTCCCAACCCCATCTCAAGGCCGAGTTGTTTCCACGACTCGGCAATAAGCGACTTCCCCCCTTGTGTGGCATAAACTTCGCCGGGTTTAATCCCCCACAAGGATTTGACATATTTCTCGATGGACCGTTTTCCCACCTCTGGAAGTTGGTCATAGGTTTCATTCCAAAACTTCTTACTAACCGCCTCGGGGGAAATCCCCGAGACCTCCATCTCCTCTAGGATGTACGCCGCCTCCTCGTTCTGCATACTCTTTTCAATGGCGTTTTTAAGGTAGTTCTTTACCTTGGCGTCTGCGCCCGTAGGGGCACTAGGGGGTACTGCCGTTTCTTTCTGTAGTGCCCCTGGGGAAAGCGTAGGCTCGGAAACGGGGGCCTTCTGCGGTACTTGCGCCGCCATCTCCGGCCCCTCAAGCGTCTTGTTCAGATAGTCCACCGCCGCCACTTCATCCGGGGCGAGTTTGAACTTCTCGGGCTTGGCAAGCGTCTCGCTGAACGCCGCCTGCAAATGCTTCTTCGTCAGCACATCTACCGTTAGGGCCTTCTTCGCTGAATGCACGCCCTTCCCTGCCAGCAACATCAAGACATCCAACGGTCGGTTCTCTATCGTTTCTTTTGGGTTCTTCGCAAATTCAACGAGGAACTTCGGGACATACGCCAAGAGTTCACCGGTCGCCTGGATTCTCCTCCCGGCATCTTGCGCCCCAGCCTGACTCATGGACCCCATAGCCACCCCGCTCCCGCGATAGAGTGGGATTCTCTCCGGCTCTGGTTGACCAGTTATCTGTGGTTCCTGTGGGCGTGGACCGAAAAGGTCAGCGGCTAACTTTGCCATTCCTGGCACAAACCCCTTGGCCTGTTGGACTAGATTTGCCCCAGTTTTTCCAATGTCAACGTGAGCTATGCCTCGGACTCTGTCTTGTAGATTTTGTATCCCGACCGGGTCTGGCATCTGCCGAGCCTGTTCCCACCGGGACAAGTCTTTCCGGGGAGACTCGTACACACCACTGCTAGACAGGAATGAGTCAAGGTCGTCCTTCGGTTCTTCCTGCGGGGCTTCCTGCGGCGGCGGTTGGTACATCCCCGCGCCGTAAAGGAATTGGTCTAAATCATCTTGGGGCATTTTGCTTACTCTGCAAATACTGAATTGCTAAAGCCTCTGCCTCCTGTGGACTTAATTGCTTCCCGTTCCGCGCCGCCCGATTAATGATTTCCCTCGCAATAACCTGAACATCTCCTCCCTGTTGAGGTGGACCTTGAGGCGGGGCCTGTGCGGGAGCCGCCTGTTGCGGGGCCGCACCACCATCTCCAAGTATGGCCGATAAATCACCCGTCATTAACCCTGTCGGGTCTCCGACCAGCGCGCTCACCGTATCCCGAATCCCCTGCGGCAATGGCTGGCCCGAGGCAATCAATTTCCGATACCCGCCGATTTTCGCAACGCCCTTGCTAAGGCCTTCTAGGGCGGCCTGTTTCTGTAATCGGTTCATGTCCTTATAGGCGAAAACCCTAGTCTTGGCCTTCCCGAGTGCGACGATAGACTCATCCAGAAACTTCCGGTCTTTTGTTGCCTGGTCTACCGTCGGCTCAACGGGCTTATTCAACTTGTCCATGTAGTGTTGGATAATGCCGACCTTCAGGCTTTCCGGGGATGCGTCAAAGGCCTGCTCCGTGGGGAAAAGCTTGGGGTAGGCCGCGACAATAGCCGCCTTGCTTTCCTTTGGTAAATCAAACGTCTTTTTATATGCCCCGGTAGCCGAATACTCATCGGCCTGTTCTTGGGTCCACGTCCCATTGAGAACACGCGCGGTGGCAAAGGACTGCCTCTGTTCCATCACGGTGGGGGTGTCCTTTGGGTTCTCTAAGACCTGGAGTCGCCTTTCTTCCTGCGCCTGTTGCGCTTCCCACCGCCGAAGGTTCTCTGCCTCTTTTTCCGCCGCCTCCCTCTGCGCCTCTTCTTCCTGCCTCCGTTTCTCCTTGAACGCCCACATGGAGTTCAGCGTGGACCTTATCCCGGCCCCCCAGTCCGGCGTGGACATTAACGGGTTATACCAGGGATTCCCCCCGGCCATCTGTTGCATTTCCTGAGGATCTGTGTACCCGCCGTAACTTCTAGGCATCGGAGCCTCCTACTTCCAGAATCCACCGCCGCCGTAATCGTTTTTGCCGAAGATGCCCCCGCCGAAGCTGTCCCCGATGTCCCCCAAGAACGGTGCCGCCGCTCCCAACGCGCCCATCATGTTCGCCCCGAACGACGGCTGATACGTCTGCTGTTGCCCGCTCGGCTGGCCCGCAAGATATCCTTGCGCCATTCTCGCATACGGATTATTGTACGAGGCGTCAATCGACCCCTGTTCCTGCCCCTGCATCGTATTGCCCATCCCGAACATCATCGGGAGTACCCTCAGCGCGAGGTTGGTCTGTTTGTCAGCAAGGTTCCCTGCCGCCGCCGCACCCGCCCGTCGCCGCGCAAACTCGTCCTTGTCTATCTGGTACTGCCCCTGCCCGTACTGATAGAGTTGCCCCGTAGCCTCTAATTGTCTTTGCCGTGCCGCTTCCTGCGCCGCCATCTCCCGGTCAGCCCATTGCTGTGCCGCCTCACCCATATACTTCCCCGAGATGTCCTGCGCCGTGTACCCTAGCGGCGTACTCCACCGCATCCCTCCAAGTCCGGCCTGTTCTGCGGCGTTCTTGATAGCGTCCTCAATCGTCCGATTAGTGGTCCCCTGTGTCGCCGCCCACCACGCGTCCGATGAGGTCGGCATCCCCGTCCCCGCCATCGGGTTAAGGGTATCTAGTCCGGTTGTCCACGCGGACGGGGTTTCAATGGGTTCGCGCCCAAGCCTTCCTAGCGCCGACGCGGACTGACTCCACCCCTCCGGGAAGAGGAATCCAGAACCCGTTAATCCGTATCCCGCGTTCTCTTGGGCGGGCGGCAATTGACCGCCCCCCGCAGGACTGCCCTGACTCTCCCAGTTCCAGTCATTCACCGGGGGTCCGGAGACCGGGCCGGGGATCGCCCCGCCGTATGCTTGAACGGACGTTCTCGGTGCCGCACCACCCCAATTCTGAAGTTTTCCCATGTCTATCATGTTGTCCCCCTACCAGGAGCGAGCATAAGGTCCGTAAGCCGCTCCCTGATTAAATGTCTGCGGGATTCGCTCTTGCCACGGGGGCTTCGTCGGGAAGGGTTGGGTGAAGTTCCCTTGATACGGGCTCTCCGCGAGTCCCGCCGAAATCTGACCGATACCGCCCATCGGAACCTGTTGATTATTGATTTGCGGACCCCACCCCTGCGGATACATCTGCTGTACGGAACCCCCCATCGTCCCGCCGCCCATCTGATACCCGCCCATCGGCGGGGGAGTACCATATCCGCCCCAACCAGTCGGCGCACTGCCGCCATACTGCCCTATCGCCTGTCCGCCCATCTGCTGTTGCATCTGCTGTTGCATCTGCTGTTGCTGTAAAAGCATCCTGCGCCGACGCTCCTCGTCTACCTGGGGAGACTGCCATCCCGTTGCCCCGGCGGGATTGTACGCCTGTTGCGGACTGCCGCTCATCTGGCCCCATCCCTGATCCAGAGAGGGAGCCGGGACATTCCTGCTATACCCAAGGTTCGGCGCGGGTAACGGGCCACTTCTGCTCCCTATGCTCCCGCTCATCGGCCTTCCGTACCCCGTCCCTGTCTGTCCCGCGCCAGGATAGGATGGTGCCTGCGGCCTCGGCGCACCACCACCGTATCTCGCACTATTCGGGTCGTTCCACGGACTCCGATAATTCTGTCTCCCAGGATTCGGACCCATTGGCATAATCCGTGTTGAATGCTGACTAGGGATTTCTCCCAAATAACCGTTAGGCATTTTATCCCTCCAAAATGTCCGTGTACCTTGTCTTTAAGGCGTCCTCACCGAACTTACAGAACGCCTCTTTACTTGCCGTGAACTGGCTCTTGAGTGGGCCACTTGGCACACGCAAGAACCGCGTATAAAAATTTTGCGTTTTATTTCTTGGGGCTATATTCCACGCACGCGACTTGCCTAGCAAGTCCTTCATCTCTGTCTCTGCATCGCACCATAGAACTGGCGGCCCGGACCCGCCATCTGCGGGGGAACCTGCGGACCCATTTGCGGAGGCATCCCTTGCGGAGGCATCTGTGGCCCCATCTGAGGCGGCATTCCGGGCATCCCCATCCACGGTGGCCTTCCCATCCCAGGCATCCCATATTGAGGTTGGCCCTGCGGTGGACCGTAAGACGGCATCGGAGGCATCCCCTGACCCGTAGGCCCACCCCCCGGCGCGGACATCCCGTACTGCGGCCCCGCGTACCCCTTCCCCATGAACATCCGGCTAATCATGTCCATCGCATTAATCGCCATCGGGTTGACGTTGGCGTATGCGGTCGGCTTTCCCAGTCCCCCCGAAATGTACTGCGCCATCTCGCTCTCAATCCCCTGCGCTTGCGGGGAACGGCCAGACGTGTACTCCGTCGGTTTCCCTTTCCCGCCGAGCAACGCGCTCCCAATCCCTCCAACGGCTCCGATAATCGGTGCAAGTGCGCCCATGTTCCCTCCTATTCCTTCACGCGCCTTAAAAGGTGGCGCGTGAACATCTTTCCTTCATGCCGAAAGCCGTACTTTTGTCGGCCCTCGACCTTGAATCCCAATAACTTCGCTATCTTCACCGTGTGCTCCTCCGGCGAGGATAGTCCTAACCGCTTCAGCCGGAACTCGCTCATCACCAAGTCTGCCAAGTCCCGGAGTTCCCGTATGAAGTCGGCCCCCCAACAGAGTTTGCCCCGAAGTCCAATCTGGTCCTTCTTGGCCCCCGGAGTAAACTCGTTGTCCCACAACAGGAAACTGGCCTCGGCCTTGTACCCCGGCCAGATGTCCTGAAACGCGATAATCCCCTTCCACTCTCCCACCTCGTATATCCAGTTCAGTTGCGGCCCCGCAAACATCGCCGCCACAAGCAAGTCCACCCAGTCGGCGTTCCGGTTCTCGTCCGGCAGGAACATCGGCTCCGTCAAGAGCCGCGCAGACAGGTCCACTAACTTCTCGGGCGTAGGAACCAACACCTTTAAGTGTACCGACGGGTGCCGCAATCGTTCCCAATCTATTCCCTGCAAATCGTTCAATATGTGAACCAGCCTTCCGGTAAGTCCGTTGACACATCGGCGTGGATGAAACCGGCCCCGAATCCGAGGCGCGGGAACCCCGCCGAATCCAACGCCTTCGCCAACTTCTTCCGCTTCCAACTGCCTGACACCCTAATGTCCACGGCCTCACCGGAGACGTGCGCGGAGGACGGCACCCCCCCTACCCCGGCGTTGTGCTTTGGGCATCTCGTCCCGCTAGTAATCGTCAACGGCTCACCATAGATGTTCTGCGCGGCGTTCAGAACCCCCAAGAGTTTGTCCGTCGCGTTGATCAGACCACAGCAAACGCACCGAAGGTCCCGCGCAACAAATTCAATCATCGTGCCATCTCTCATTAATCACGTATTCCTTCCGCGCCCTGAACTCCTCCTGCTTGCCGGGGTTCCACGTCTTGATGGGCCGCAAATACCCGACAACCCTGCTGTACAAATCTGCCTCTTTCCCACAAATAGGACAGGTGTTCGGCATTTCTTTCCCGCAAGTCGGACACGGATGAATCATTTAGCCCTCTTGACCGCCCAGAACGTCCCCAGGCCATTCCCCATAACGAACCCGATGATGCATCTCAAATCGTGCGTCGTCATGGCCCTCTCTATCACCCCGAAGGTGAATAGGGGAATAATCACCGCGTAGAGCGATGCCAACCATGC